CTGAATGAGAAGAAACCTCAAGTAGAGATACTTGAGGTTTTTTTTGTGTTTGGAGAGAGTGGGGATATGGGGAGAGTGTCATTCGCATAACAAGCATGGAAATCAGGAAAGCTCAGGGGCGCCATGCTGTGATTACATGCACGATGACCCATTGAGTGCTGCTAGATTTATTTTAGAATGTCATCAAGCTCAAAGCCTTTTGTCATCACACTTACACTTGGTGATGCTTCATATTGCCAAAGCATATCTGATGAAGCATTAGACAATTTCACTTCAATACTTTCCCCTTGTTTAAAGGTGAGGGGTAAGAAATCAACAGGGGAATCATTCACATAGGCGGAAATGAAGGTGACATCCAGAGCTTGATTTGTATCATTATTTATCTTGAGTGTTAGGTTTAATGCGAGGTCAGAGAGATATTCTCTATCCATAAAGTCACGGATATTTTTTGCTAATTTATCGCTTGTTTGAACATTTAAATAGTGATTTTTATAGCTATAAATATTTACGTTATGTTTTATCTCTGAGCTATCATCCAATTTCCCCACAGCAATAGGGATTTCAAAACTTGCAAAAGAATTAAAGTTTTTTTGATAGCATTCTTTATAAACAGCATTATCAAAAACATTAGGAATTTTTTGTTGAATTTGAATAAGGGCATCGGAGGGCTTTCTAGAGTCTTCATGGCTAGAACATGTTGCAATTTCAACATTTAAGATACCACTTTCTACTTTAATTGGCTCATTCAATAAGGCTTTTAATGAGATATCTTTTTCTATTTCTGCTTTACATGCACATAACGCAACGATGCAACAAGAAAGTACAGGCGTTTTTTTCATTTTAGCACTCCTTACTAAGATCCTAGGCTCTGAATTAAGTTATACCTGATTCCAAATTTACTACATATTGTTTTTACGGTAAAGCATTCTTCCGTTGTCAGTTGGTAATGAGAAAAGCAATAGCTCTAACATGATAAACGATGCCGAGATGAATCCAAAAACAGTGTGTTTTTATGAAAGTAGGGGATTTTATATTTGGAATATTGAACATAAAGAAAAAGCCGACTTAACGTCGGCTTTTGTGTAATGCTATTTATCAATGGTGCCTGGAGCCAGCAACTGAAAATGAGATAAATCAATAGATTAAAAGAGAGGTAGTGCAATTTTGGATCATTTTTTTAGGTGAACGGAAAAAATAAATATTTTTTATTTATATGATCTCAATCACAAAAAAACGATCTGAAAATAGCGTTTTTGTGCGTTGATTTGCGTTTTTGGATCGCTAAAAATAGATCTCGATCTAGTAAGTGCGGGCGGGCTTTGAATGAATTTTCTATTTTGCGTTGAAAGCTACATCTTTAGTGCGCGGGCGTGGCGAGGCTTTGACTGCGATTTTTTAAATGAAAAAAGCATTGAAAAATAAGAAAAAATAAAGTTTTAACGTTTGAATAAATGGTGTGAATGTTATAATAGAGTGGGGTAATACATAACGAAGTAGAAAGAGAAAGGCTCGTTTTATGGCGTAAAAAAGGCACTTCAAAAAGTGCCGATTTTATTTTTAAATGGATCTATTATTCATTGGTCTCAAGCAATTTATATTTTGTAAATTGGATCACATTCTCACCCAGCCAATCATTCAATTCTTCAAGTCGTCTTTGCAGAGGTTCAATCTCATTCACAAAGAAAACTTCTGCAGCTTTTTTCACATCACCAAAACCCGCTGCATTTGTCGGAATGATTCCCATGAGTTGTGGCGGTACTCGGTGCGCTGCAAGAATATCATCTCGGCTTGTATTCTTAATATTTAAGAACTCATCTTTAGCGACAACATCAGAAAGTGGAATGATTTTTAATCCATTTTCTTTGCCGTTCGGTGCATAAATAAAAAGATTTTTAAAATTGCCTTTGCCTTTAGCTTCTTTTAATTGTCTTTTAATCTCATCAATATCTTCAACACTATGAGCGGGGTCTGTCATATACATAATAAACCCAGCATGAGCGCCGTTGACATAGTATTTTCTACGAAACAACGTTGCGCTTTCATTCAAAAAAGCAGACTGCAGTGCGGATAAATAATCGGGCAATCCATAAATCTCTTGATTCACATCAGGTTTCATCAAGTGAAAAATACTATTTTTCTTGAATTCATGTTCTTGATAATAGCTAGTGACTTGAAAATAAACCCCGTCATCTTTCCCTTTTCGCATATATTTTGCGAGTGGTGAATTTAATGCAATGGGTTTGCCAAACGCATTGCGCACCACTTCAAAATAAGCATTGCCGAAAACAAGATAATCTTGCACAAATTTTTCTAATTGCGTGCGCTTTAAAAAGTGCCGTGGTTTTACACGTTGAAAGTAAAATATTTTTCTTCACCGTGATTGCGCTTTCATGATGAGAACTAGCACGCAGAGAACGAGCCAACCCGCTAAAATCAACGGGCGGGCTATAATATTTTTCATACATCAACACTGATTCAAGATAGTTCAGAATGTCAGCACGGTCTAAAACTGGTGTCGGGTCACCCAAGCTGAACGCTTCGACTTTAGTTGAATTTGTTGAATTTTCTTTAGTCATTTTCATTTCTCGTCTAGTTAAATGTAAAAAATTGTTGATCCAGTTTTGTGATGATTTAAGTTTTCACCAAAAGGAATATTTAAAACGCAGTTCATCGTCGCCCAACAGATGTCGCCGTGGCTTGCCTCTTCTGAACGGTCAGACACATAGGTCATCTGACGGCCAGAGCGGGTTAAAACGTTTTTTCACAGTCATAAAACTACTAATCACCTCTTTGCCGTCAAACTTCAATCGACGTTTTTGAATAAGATTTAATGTTTTTAGAACCATTTCATTTTTTAAATCGACGTTGTAATCAAGCCCGATTAGCCCGATTGAAGTGCGATAGAATTTTTTCACTTCTTGATATACCCCAGCACCAAGCCCCGTTTTATCAATTGTGATTTTCGTGACATTGTAATCCTCGGTATAACGTTGAATTTGTTTTGCTTGTGCTTCAAAGTCTAAACCGTGGAAAGTTTGATAATGCAAAATGCGGTAATCGCCACCTTCAACCCTCGGCGGTGCAACAATCACCAGTGCCGCGCGGTCGCCAGTGTGAGATGGGTCATAGCCAAGCCACACTTCACGATTACCGAACGGACGTTTTAAAAATGGCTTGTAATCTTTCCAGTCTTCAAGACTATCAACTTGACACAACTGCAATTCATTAAACTTGAACACGCTAGATGTATCATCAGCGAACTGGCACATATACAACTGTTCAAATTCTTCACGTGAGTTTTCAGCAATAAGATCTTCAATATCAAATAAGTTACACCCGCCCGATTCGGCATCGTAAATGTTTACAATCTGTTTCCATTGTCTATCTGCACAGAATTTCCCCGCTCGCAAATTCTCGTGAGAGATGTCAATTTCAATGCGTTCTTCTTTTGGACGTCGTTTATTAAATGATTTGCCAGACCAAAACTGATAAGCATCAGATGCGATAGTTGTCGGTGTGGAAAAGTAGGTTTGACGATATTGCTTTTGTGATGCCATTGCAGCGGCAACTTTGCGCATTTCTGCAAATTTTGGCACCCAGAAGATTTCATCAAAATACAAGTTGCCGTGATAAGACTGCGCAGTTGCCGAGTTCGTGCCTAAAAAAATGAGTTCTGCACCGTTCGGCAGTAGGATTGTTTCGCCTTTAAGTTCAACATCAGCCGTTTTTCTCGCATAAGCGGTAATGTATGAGCGGAACTGCAACGCTTGTTTTTTACTTGCAGAGAGAAAAATTTGATTGCGACCAGTCACTAGCGCATCAACTAATGCTTCATGAGCAAAGTAGTAAGTTGCCCCGATTTGACGGCTTTTTAGAATGTTGCGAATACGATGTTTTTTGCCCGCATCAAACCACGTGCGCTGATAATTGAACATTCCTTCAAGAAAGCCATTGATCAGCAATTCTTGTTGTTCTTCAGATATTGGGTTTTTATCACCCGTTTTGCGTGGTCCACTATTTCTATTTTTGATTTTCGGGTTTAAATCAGTTTCATTGCCCTCGCCAAAGCTATATTTTTTTACACGCGCAACTTTTTCCATTTGTCGCCCGAGCAAGTCAATTTCTTTAAAGTCTGCACCGCTTTTTTGTTCTTTCGCGATGAGCAAAATCATTCTGCTTTCAAGCGCAAGCTCAACACGCCCCACGGGTGCAATGTCGTCCCATTTGTCACGTTCTTTCCAGCTCGAAATAGTCGAAACAGGAATATCAAGCTGACGTGATATTTCAGCAATTTTATACCCGCCAAAATACATCACTTGCGCCTTTCGTTTTAGGTCAATTTCAGGTTTGACGATGATTTCAATGTTTTCTTCTTGTTCTTGCATAACACCCTCATTTTCAATAAAGGCATCATAAGAAGAAAGCTAATACTTTGATTCATAATGATTTTGTGAGAAATGTTTTCACAATTTGAACAAATAGACCCGTAAAAATAAAACATTCAACATTGTGGCAATTTGAACAGAAAACCGAAATGGGAAAAGCTATGGGCGATAAAAAAACACAATCGAAATGGTTCGTTGTCGCAACAGAAGGGGCAACAACTGACGGCCGCACAATCAATCGAACTTGGATTGAGCAAATGGCGAAAAACTACAATCCAAAAACATATGGCGCACGCATTAATTTAGAACATTACAAAACCCGCATTTACTGGGATGATTTTGCTCACTCAAAAGCTTATGGCGACGTAATCGCACTCAAAACACAAGAAACCGAAGACGGCAAACTGCAGTTATTAGCACAGATTGACCCAACTGACGACTTAATCAAACTCAACAAAGATCGTCAAAAAAGTTTACACATCAATCGAAGTTGACCCGAACTTTTCAGACACTGGCGAAGCTTATCTTGTCGGCTTGGCAGTCACTGACGAACCAGCAAGCCTTGGCACTGAAATGCTGAAATTTGCATCTCAAGCAAAAGAAAATCCGTTTACTTCACGCAAGCAAAAAGCAGAAAACTTATTCACTGCAGCAGTAGAAACGGAAATTGAATTTGAAGAAATCGAAGAAAAACAAGGTTTCAGCGTGTTTGAAAAAGTCAAAGCGTTATTTGCGAAGAAAGCAAAAACAGATGATGAACGTTTCACTGATCATCAGCAAGCTATCGAATTGCTCGGTGAAAACTGCAAAGAAACATCAGAAAAAACAACCGCACTTTCTGCAAATTTAGAAAATCATTGTGAAAAATTCGCAGATTTAGAAAACACAGTGAAAGCGTTAGAGCAGAAATTCGCACAACTCGAAAATCAGCCCGAACAAACATACACAACCCGCCCGCAAGTCACAGGTGCGGAAGGTAAAGAATATTTTAACTGATTGTTAAGAAAGGTAGAACAATATGCGTAATCAAACAAAACAACTCTATAACGCTTACGTTGCTCGTATTGCACAATTAAACGAAATTGGTGTAGATGACGTAAAAGAAGGCTTTACAGTTCAGCCAACTGTTGAGCAAAAACTAAAAGAAAAGGTCATCGCTAGTTCTGCGTTTCTCGGCATGATTAACACAGTCAATGTTGAGCAAATGGAAGGTGAAATGATTGGCTTGGGCGTGGCTCAAGTAATCGCAAGCACAACTGACACTGACAGCGCAGACCGTCAAACAAAAGACGTGCTAAAACTTGACTCACGCAAATACAAATGCGAACAAGTGGACTTCGATACTCACGTCAAATGGGCAACGCTAGATGCTTGGGCGAAATTCCAAGATTTCCAAGCGAAATTAGCAAGTCAAACCCAAAAAACCATTGCAATAAACTTAATTATGATGGCTTTTAATGGCACAAGCCGTTCAGCAACATCAGAAGCATCAAGCAATACATTATTGCAAGATGTGAAAAAAAGGCTGGTTACAACAAATGCGTGAAGATCACGCAAAAGGCGTAATGAACGGTGCAAGCACTGATAACAAAGTGAAAGTGGGTAAAGGTCAAGGCACAGGACAAAATGCGGGCAAAGGTTATGAAAACATTGATGCATTAGTGCTTGATGCAGTAGATAACTTAATCCATGAAGTTTATCAAGATGATACTGAATTAGTCGCAATTTGTGGCCGTGGCATCTTAAACGATAAATATTTCAATATCGTGAACGGTGCAGACAAAGCAACTGAACAGCTAGCTGGTCAAGTGTTAGTATCTCAAAAACAAATCGGCGGATTAAAAGCGATTCGTGTGCCGTTTTTCCCGAAAAACGCAATTTTGATCACTCGCTTGGATAACTTATCAATTTATTTCCAAGAGGGTGCAACACGTCGTTTCATTCAAAACAACCCGAAACGCAATCGCATTGAAGACTACTTGTCGCAAAACATCGACTTTAAAGTTGAAGATTACGATTGCGCGGCATTAATCGAAAACATCACATTTGAAGATGCAGCGGGGTAATTTATGGCGAGATTATCACCCGCTCAAATTCACGTGATGAATGTCGCCGCACAACAAGCCAGTGCGGCAGACGATGAGCAATTAGAAAACTATGACGAGTACGAGAAAATGATGTTTTTACTCGCTCGTCATCAGAAAAATTTAAAAGAAATTCAATCAACTGAATTGAAAGCAGAGTATAAGCGTTCAATCTTACAAGAATTTATGCCGTGGATTGAAGGTGTACTCAAAACGGGTAACGGTAAACAAGACAACGTCTTGATGACATGGCTTGTCTGGGCGATTGACTGTGCTGAATATCATCTCGCATTACAGATTGCGGATTATTCACTACATCAGCAACTCGTATTGCCTGAACCATTCACCCGCACGCTTGGCACGTTGCTTGCAGAAGAATTTGCAGATGCGGCAAAAATCGCACGCACAGCAAACAAACCATTTGAGCTTGCTTATCTCACACGTGTTGAAGAACTCGTGCGTGATGAAGATATGCCGGATCAATCACGCGCACGCTTAATGCGTGAAATTGGCACACTACAAGTTGAAAGCAACAAAGAGCAGGCATTAGTCGCCCTCGAGCGTGCATTAGAGTTAGATTTAAACGTGGGTGTAAAAGGCTTAGTTGAAAAACTACGCAAAGAGTTAGAAAAACAATCTAACGAAGACACCGACTAAACAGAGCAAAGCGCAACGCCGGCTGGGCGGATTAGAGAATTTACGGTTTAACCGCACTTTCTTCTTCAATCCTCACCCAGCTTTTTTTATACGAGAAGAAAATGAGTGACGGCACAATCTCAATAAAAATCGCACACGACTACGACATGAAGTCAGTGCAACAAGCAGTCGAAGGTGACAAGCAAAATGAAGCATTCATTCAGAATGATGAGTTTTTCCCGAACATTGTGATCAGCGAATTTAGAAACGCATCACGACTAGACGGAACGGTAACAATCGACAGATTAAAAGAAGCGTTATTTGAAGCAGTCGCATCCGTGAATGATGAATTGAACAACTTCAAGCAATCAGCAACACACACCACGCTTGCAGAAATGCCAAGTGGTAGAGTTGGCAATCAATCTGTGCTTGTTTATCGCTATAAACGGGCGGTTTATTGCTTAGCATTAGCAAACTTGTACGAACGCTACGCAAGTTATGACACAACAAACGACGGTGAAAAGAAAATGGAATTATTGCAAGAAAGCATAAATCAGATTCGACGTGATGCCCGCTTCGCAATTAACGACATTCTCGGGCGCAGACGTATCACCACGGAGTTGATCTAATGCAAGTTTACGCAGAACAAAACGACACGCTAGATGCCGTGATTTTTCGGCACATGGGAACAAGTAACGGATTGTTAGAAGAAACATTGCTACTCAATCCAAATCTAGCAAATCAACCAGTGCTGGAAATTGGTACTGCAGTGGTTTTACCAAAAAAACAACAACAAACAATCAAAAAAGACACACTCAAACTTTGGGATTAAGGGATTAAAAGATGGTTAAAAACGACTTAGCGGGCGCCAGCTCATATATCGCATCATTAAGCACTTTCTTATCGGGGATCGGATTATCACTGCAAGATGTATCAAACATATTCAGTATTTTAGCGACGATTGTCGGCATTATTCTCGCAATCGGCACATTCTTTGTGAACAAGCATTACAAAATGAAAGAACTAGAACTGAAAGCGAAAAAAATCGGGGTGAGTTTAGATGACAATTAAGAAATATATTAAATATGCGTGCAGTGTTTTAACAGTCATTGCAATTGTGGTCGTCAATTATGCAGACGAGATACGCACAACGCAACGTGGAATGGAAATCATCGGCAATGCAGAGGGTTGCTACACAAAACCCTATCAATGCCCTGCAGACGTTTTGACGGTCGGCATTGGCACGACAAATGCGATTGAGAAAATCGACAGAAACAAAATCTACACGCTCGAAGAAATCGCTTACTTATTCAAAGAGGGAATAAAACAAGCAGAATCGTGCGTTAACACGCACGCCAACGGCAAACAGCTACCACAAGGCGCATTTGAGGCCCTAACATCAATCACATTCAATGTCGGGTGCGGGAAAATGCAGAAATCAACGCTATTCAGAATGGCAAAACAAGGCTACACACCGCAAATGTGCGATCAGTTTAGCCGTTGGGTCTATGCTGGCGGTCAGAAAATGAGAGGCTTAGAAATTCGCAGAGAAAAGGAACGTCAACTATGTTTAACGCCGTAAACGCAAAATTAAAAATGATTGTAGGCGGGGTTTTTCTCGCACTGCTGATTGCGATTGTCACCACGTCAACGCTGGCTTACTTCTACGCAAAAGCAAAAACGGAGAAGTTAAAAACAGAAATGTGGCAAGCGAACTACATCGCACTTAATCAAAAGATTGATGAATTTTCGCAGAAACAGACCGCACTTTTTAACGAAGTGAGAACATTGCAGAAAGCAAACGAATACACAGAAAGAGAGTTAAACAATGCTATTGAAAAAAATCAAAATTGGAGCAATCAGCCTGTGCCTGATGATATTAAACGCTTGCTCAACAAAACCGATAAACCCGCCAATTCTTTGCCCACAGACAGCAACATGCGGTGATGTGAATCTGCAGATTCACACTAACAAAGACTTAGCGCAAGCACTGCTTAAAACGCAAAATATGTTGCAATTCTGTTTGTTAGAAAACAACGCATTAAAGCAATGCATTGATGATTTTAATAAAAAAGAGAAGTAAGAAATGGATAGATTTGACAAAGCACAAGAACTGGAACAAATGCAACGCGATCTCGCAATACAAAACAGAACAACATCAACCCGTGCGAGTGCGTTTTTCTGTGAAGACTGCGGGGAAGAAATTCCAGAAATACGCAGATTTACAATTTTAGGTGTTTGCCGGTGTGTAACCTGTCAGACAATTTTTGAGAAAAAACAGCGAGTGTACAGACGATGAAAAAACCGAATCAAATCAGAAACGTGATTGAGCAATCAAACCCCGCTTTTAAGACTAATCCTGATTTGTTGCAAGTCTTTATTGATCAGGGGCAAATCATCAGTACTGGTGCGCAATCGTTGAGTTTTGAATATCAATACACGCTCAATGTGATCATCACCGATTATGCCGAAGATATCGCAAAAATCATTGTGCCCGTGCTGGCGTATTTGAAAGTGAATCAGCCTGAAATCTTCGAGAACCCACAGCGCAGAGAAGGGGCGTTTAAATTCGTCACGGATTTTAATAACAACAATACGCTAGATTTATCACTTGAAATCAAACTCACAGAAAGAGTTGTGCAAAAAAGCGGGGAAAATGGCGAGATTAATTTGAAGTATGCGACAGAACCAACATGGAACACAGAAAGCGCACTCACTGCAGATGATTTAAAGGTGATACTTGAAAATAATATGATTTTTGAGCGCGGGAAACTTCATGGCAACGATTGACGAATTTAACTCAAAACTCACCGCACTTTTAAACAATCTTTCACCAACCGCACAGCGAGAACTTGCTCGTAAAATCGGGCAGAGCCTCGCACAGAGTCAACGCAGCAGAATCACAGCGCAACAAAATCCCGACGGTACACCATTTGCACCCCGCAAGCCGCAAAAGAACTTGAGAAAGAAAAAGGGACGTATTAAGCGAAAAGCCATGTTTGCAAGACTGAAAACCGCAAGATTTTTAAAAGTCAAAACTAACGGAAATCAAGTGAGCATTGGATTTATCGGCAATGCGGCACATATCGCAAAAGTGCATCAATACGGTTTAAGTTCAGAAGTGCGGACAGGATTAAATGTGCGCTACGCACAACGCGAATTGCTCGGTTTTTCCCAACAAGATCTGCAGATGATTGAAAATTTAATCATTGAACAAATAGCGATTAATTAAGAAAGGTTTTCATTATGTCGAACAATTTAGAGTTAAAAGTCACGCTTTCGGCACTTGATAAAGCAACAGCACCATTCAAAAGCATCATTGCAACTAACAAAAAGTTAGCGCAAAGCATTGCGAATGCAAAAAAGAATTTAAAAGCGTTAGAGAATCAGAAAAAAGTCATTGAGAATTTCAAAGCGTTTAAAAAAATCGGTTGCAGTCAACAATGCAGAGTTAACAAAAGCACAGAACGAAGCGCAAAAACTCTCTGCGAAATTTGCACAGCTTGCTACGCCAACAGCAAAAATGAGAAAGGAAATGGAGCAAGCGCAAGCACGTGTCAAAGCGTTGAAGAACGAGAAAACAAATCTGCAACGTAAAATCAATGAAACAAAAGGCACGCTTGATAAGTACGGAATCAGCACTAAAAATCTCGGCAATGCAAACGCAATGCTGAATGAAAAAATCAAGTCAGCAAACAGAGCGTTAACAGAACAAAATCGACAGTTAAAACGCAACGCAGACACACAAGCACGACTTAACAAAGCCCGCTCAAGCTACGACAAAACATTATCAATGCGTGACAAAATGGCGGGTAGCGCAATGAAAGCGGGAATTGCAAGCGGTGCAATTCTTGGTGCAGAAGTGGCAATGTTAAAGCCAGCGATGGAGTTTGAAAAATCATTCTCAAAAGTGCAAGCATTGACAAGACTAGATAAAGTAAAAGATGCAGAAACAATCAAAGCATTAAGAGATCAAGCTATCAATTTGGGAGCAACAACCGCATTTTCATCATCAGAAGTGGCAGACGCGCAAGGTTATCTTGCAATGGCGGGTTTTACACCAGAACAAATTCAAGCATCATTGCCATCGGTCTTAAATACAGCGTTAGCATCGGGTGTTGATTTGGCTCGTGTTTCAGATGTTGCATCTGACATTTCATCGGGTTTTAAAATTCCCGCATCAGAAATGGGAAGAGTTGCAGATGTATTAACACTCACATTCACAACATCGAACACTTCACTTGAAACGTTATATGAAACGATGAAAGAAGGTGGACCGATTATGACATCCCTCGGTCAATCTTTTGAGAGTTCAGCCGCTATGGCAGGTTTGCTTGGTAACGTCGGTATTAAAGGTTCATCAGCGGGAACAGCATTGAAAAATATTGGTCTGAACATGATCAATAATAAACAATTGAAAAAGCTAGGTGTACAAGTACAAGATGCAAAAGGAAATATGCGCCAAATTCCAGAAATTTTGGCGGATATTAAAAAGAAAACAGACAAAATGGGAACCGCACAACGCTCAAATGTGATTAAAAATATTTTTGGGAAAATTCCAGTTGCAGCAGCAATGGAGTTGATCAGTCAAGCGGACGGTGCATTACAGAATTATGAAAACTCAATAAAAAACGCATCAGGAACAGTTGATAAAGTAAGTCAAACAATGGCGGATAACTTATCCGGTGACATTAAGTCATTGTTATCTGCAAAAGAAGCCCTAGGTATAAGTATTTTTGATCAAAAACAACACATTATTACGTGGTTTTACAGCATCACTTACAGAAATGCTACGAGGAATGAACGAATGGATAAAAGCAAATCCGGAACTTGCGAAAACTATTTTTAAATTAATTACCTTTACCGCTTTATTTTTGGGTGGATTAAGCTCAATCGGCTTAATGTTAGTAACTATCATTGGACCATTAGCGGCAACAAAACTGGCTTTCACTGTGCTTGGAATTAAGGGATTTGGTGCAATCGGCTTATTAACAAAAGGGCTTGGATTATTAAAAATGGCAATTATGATGAATCCCCTCGGTTTGTTTATCACTGCGGTCATTGCGGGCGCATTGTTAATTTATAAATACTGGGATCAAGTTCGCGCATTCTTTGGTGGATTTTGGCAAGGTCTAAAAAACGGCATGGCACCAGTGCTAGAAAAGTTTAAACCTCTTGGCGATATGTTCGGCGTTGTAGTCGGTTGGATAGAAAAAGCGGTGAAATGGTTCACGGATTTATTATCACCGGTGCAATCAGCAAGAGAAGATTTAGACAAGGCGGCATCAGCAGGTTATAAATTCGGGGAGTGGCTAGCAAAAGGCATTGATTTGGTCACAAAACCGCTACAGTGGGTCATCGATTCAATCAAGTGGGTCATTGATAACATGCCAAGCCTTGACAACATTATTTCAAAAGATCACGCAGAACAAATCAGCAAAACGGCAGACATGGCAGCAATGACGGGCTTTGCTAGCGGTGGTTATACGGGTAACGGTGGGCGTTATGATCCGGCGGGAATTGTGCATCGTGGCGAGTTCGTATTCAACAAATCAGCTACATCACGCCTTGGCACTGGCTTTCTTTCAACATTGCACAACGCAAAATCAGCCCGTGCGGGTATGTTAGCGGTCGGATTAAGTGCGGGCATTTCTAATGCGCAACCGCTTAAAATTGACAACCGTGCGCCACTTTCGGCACGAGGTGCAACAGTCGCAAGCGCACCAATGACGGTAAATATAACAATCAATGCGGGCGCGAATCAAAACGCAGAAGACATCGCAAGAGCCGTTCAGCGAGAACTTGCACGCATTGAAAATCAACGACAAGCACGCAACAGAAGTCGATTAGCTGACCGTGACTAATAAAAGCACCGCACTTTCAAAGTGCGGTGATTGTTAGGCTACATTTCACAATATCAAACGTTCGAAAAGCAAAAGCAAACACTCAACAATACGATTATTTAACGATAAAGAGTGACACAATGACTGCAGATAACAATCGCAGAATAGAAAACATCATCAGATTCGGTGTGATTGCCGAAGTTGACCACACAAACTGCAAAGCACGTGTAAAGAGCGGTCAAAATTTTCACGGATTTTTTACCTTTTTTGACATTGCGCACTGGCACAACTCGCACATGGTCACCGCCAACAGTGAATGAACAATGCGTAATTTTGGCGATGAGTGGCGACTTAACGACTGCAGTGATATTAACTGGGCTTTATACGCAAAACAGCCCAAGCGACAGCGAAGATGAACACGTGATTACATTCGCAGACGGTGCAACGATTAAATACAATCAATCAAGTTCAGCATTGACGGTTACAGGCATTGACACTGCACACATCACAGCATCAACAAGTGTGACTGCAGAAACCCCAAAAGTGATTTGCACGCAAGATCTTGAAGTGGGAGGAAATGTTTTAATTAAAGGTAACGCACAGATAAACGGCGGTGTGAGTGCAAACGGCAATATGAAGTCGAAAGGCTCAATCACAGCACAACAAAACATCGAATCAAAAGCAGACGTGGTGGCAAGCGGAGTTTCACTCACAAGCCACACGCACCCGGGCGACAGTGGCGGAACAACAGGAACACCGAACTAATGAACAGATACACGGGCGAAACAGTGAAAGACGAGCTTTCACATATTAAGCAATCAATCAGTGATATTTTAATCACACCAATCGGCACACGTATTCAGCGCAGAGATTATGGCAGTCAAATACCGCCACTACTGGCAAATCCTATTAATCACGCCTTACTTCTGCAGTTATCTAGTGCGGCAGTAATGGCATTGACGAAATGGGAGCCACGCATACAAATCACGGCATTTAAGCCGAAAGTAGAAGAAAGCAAAATCACAGCGACACTTGTCGCACGTAGAACAGACACGCAAAAGCAATTTGAATTAAACGGCATATTTTTGGGCGGTAAACAATGAGCGAATTAGTTGATTTATCAAAATTAGAAAAACCAAAAGTCATTGAAGATTTGAGCTTTGAAAACTTACTTGCACAACGCAAACAAGCGTTCATTGCACTTTATCCGGAAGAAGAACGCCCGTTTTGGCAAGCACGATTAGCACTTGAAAGCGAACCCATCACTAAACTTTTACAAGAAAACTGCTATTTGCAGATGTTAGAACGTCAACGTATTAATAACGCTGCACACGCAACCATGCTTGCTTATGCAACAGGGTCTGATTTAGATGTCATTGCAGCAAACTTCAATGTTAAGCGTTTATTAATTCAAGCAGAAAACAACGACGTCACACCGAAAATTCCCGCCATTTACGAAGACGACACCGCATTGCGTTTGCGTGCACAACTCGCATTTGAGGGCTTATCCGTGGCAGGTCCACGCAGTGCGTATGTATTCCACGCCCTTTCTGCACACCCGCAAGTTGCCGATGTGTCAGTAGTCTCACCGCAACCCGCTAACGTCACCGTTACAGTTCTAAGCAGACAAGAGCGAGGCACAGCAAGCGAAGACGTATTAAATGCCGTGCGTAAACGCTTGAATGATGAAAACATCAGACCGATTGGCGACCGTGTGACAGTGCAGAGTGCGACAATTCAGGAATATCAAATCACCGCAAAACTACATATTTATCGGGGTCCTGAATACGAGCCAATCAAGCAGACAGCATTGCAAAATCTGAAGAAATACACAGAAGAAAAGCACAGATTAGGGCGTGATATTTCCCTTTCTGGAATCTACGCAGCATTGCACATCGAGGGCGTGCAACGTGTCGAATTAACACAGCCGACACAAGATATTGTGCTACCGAACAACAAAGCGGGCTATTGCACACAAATCAACGTGGAGCTAGTAACATCAGATGACTACTAATCAAACGCTATTGCCGACCGGTTCGACAAACGCTAGAAAAAACGTGCGGCACAAATTATGAAAAAGTGCGGTTGAAAATCCAATTATTATCGCGGATTTAATCAACCCCGACCGTTGCCCTGTTCACTTGTTGCCCTATTTGGCGTGGGCGTTTTCGGTCGATAAATGGGATGAAAATTGGAGCGAAGAAGTTAAACGTATTGCAATCAAGCAATCATTCTTCATTCATAAGCACAAAGGCACAATTGGCGCAGTGAAACGCGTTGTTGAGCCAATAGGCTACCTTGTCGAATTGAAAGAATGGTTTCAAACGCAACCGCAAGGCACCGCGGGAACATTCAGCTTAACAGTTGAAGTGTCAGAAACCGGATTAAACGAACAGACATACAACGAACTCGTGCGACTCGTCAACGACGTGAAACCCGTCTCACGACACCTGTCACAACTCGCAATAGCAGTGTCACCGACAGGCGCAATGCACGCATTTTTAGCACAAAACAGCGGTGAAATTATTAGTGTTTACCCTTAAAAATAAAGGTTAAAAAATGGCAAAACAATATTATTCAGTCTTAACAACCTATGGTTCGCAACAGCTAGCGACAGCAATCGCAAGCCATCACCCCCTTAACATCACGCACTTTGCCGTTGGCGACGGCAATGGGCAAGCGGTCACGCCTAATGTATCACGCACGTCACTAGTTCGCGAAGTGCATCGTGCAACAATCAGTGCCGTATCACGAGATCCACGCAATAACAAACAAGTTATTTTTGAATTGACAATCCCCGAAAATGTAGGCGGTTTTCACATTCGTGAAATGGGCATTTTCGACAACCAAAACAAACTCATTGCGTATGCAAACTGCCCTGAAAGTTTCAAACCAACACTTTCAAGCGGAAGCGGAAAAATTCAAGTCATGCGCATGATTTTGCTTGTTGAATCATCAGATGCCGTCACGATGAAAGTCGATGACAGCGTGATTTTCGTCACCCGAGGACAGCTCACACCGAAAAAAAATCACCGCAGAATCACAAAACGGCGTTGACAATGAAGGGCATTCACACGAAATCGAAAGCGCATCAACAACAGTGAAAGGGATTGTGCAATTAACGAATAAGTTAGATCTGAATAATTCAACGCTTGCGTTGACAGCAAAAGCGGGAAAAACGCTTGCAGAGAGAATTCGACAAGCGATTGCGATGTTTTCAAATTACATACCGAATAGTAAAAAATCATCAGCAGTTGACAGCAACAGCGAGGACACTATTGGAACAAGTAAAGCAGTGAAAATTGCGTATGATCGGGCAGTTGAAGCAGAGAAAAAAGGCTTGCCAGTGGGCGCGGTGCTTGGCTTTCCGAAAGAAGTCACCAACCCACAAGGATTTTTAAAATGCGACGGTTCAACATTTGGTTCGCAAACTTTCCCGGACCTGTATCGCGTTTTAGGAAATAAAAATAAACTGCCGAATCTTCAACGTTCTGATGTCGGTATGACTGCTTACTTTGCAACAGATGCAATACCAGATAGTTGGATTGCGTTTGACAGTATTCGCTCGACAGTTACACAACAGAATTACCCTGAATTATATCAATATCTTGTTGAAAAGTATGGTGCGATTTCAAATGTACCATTAGCTGAAGATCGTTTTATTCGTAACTCTGATGGCAGCTTAATTGTTGGTCATACTCAAGGTGATGCAATTCGTAATATTACTGGTGAGATTGATTTGAGTTCACTAGGAAGTGGTAACCAATTTTTAGAATTTGAGTCATCAAGAAATAACGAGGTATTTAAAGGTGCCATTCTGCCTAACAAAGCAAAATGGACAAAATGGACAGCCGATCAAGAAGGAGGTGCAGAAGTATCAAGAGGTTTTAAATTTGATGCAAGCACTGTCGTCCCAACAGCTAACGAGAATCGACCAAAAGCGATTGTTTTAAAATTTTGTATCAAAGCTAAAAATACGTTTGACGATGTACAATTTTGGATTAAAGCATTTGGTGAGGTCGTGAATGTCGGTTCTTTAGATGTTGTAGGATTAGCACAAAATGTACAACAAAAAGCTGATCGTAATCACACGCATCAGGTTAGTGATATTCTCAATTTTAATCAAGAAGTTCTAGAAGTTGTTAACGATTCATTCTCATTACAAAAAATCGGTACATTTGAGATAAGAAAATATCATGAAGGCACAATGATTCAAACAAACAGAGTGAATTTATCAGATGCGCAAGTAAATTCTAAACGTGAATTTAACTGGGCAGTATCTTTCACAGAAAGACCAGTTGTTGTTCATTCATTAGATATGGGGGTATATCGACACAATGATGTATCGTTAACAACAGCAACTGTTCACAATGAATCAACCAACACAAAATGTGTATTCGCCACAAGAGAATGGACAGCAACATTTCAAACAGAAGTTCATTTGATATTCATTGCAATTGGGAGATGGAAGTAATGAAATTTTTTTACAAAGACGGGTTTTATATTGAAGGGCAAAAAAGTCCCGAACAAAGCAGTAGAAATAAGTGAAGAGCGTTACATTGAGTTGCTCAATGGACAATCAGCGGGAAAAGTTATCGTCAGTGATAAATCGGGCAATCCAATTTTAATCAACCCTGCACCAAGCGCATTTCATGAACTAAAAAACGGTGAGTGGAAAATCACAAAAGCAAAACAAAAAGAACAATTAAACACAGAAAAAACACGTTTTAATTCTATTCACAGCTAACAAAGTCGATGAAATGAAAAGTGCATTATTATCTGGATACCCGCAAGCGGAAATTGACAGTTTTTACAAACAAGAGAAAGAGGCATTAGCTTACAAAGCGGATAATTCAGCAGATACGCCAATGCTTAAAATCATTGCACAAACTCGTGGTGTGCAGTTTGATTTGCTTGTTGAGAAAGTGATTGAAAAATCTAACCAATTTTCACAAGCAATGGGGGCAATCATCGGGCAACGTCAGAAGTTTGAAGACCGAATTTTAGCAACAGAATCTATTGAAGATTTAACAGTCATTGAAAACGAGGTGAAAGCATGGCAATTCAATTTAGCAAGTTAAAGCGTTGGGGATATCACGTCATTATTGCGATAGATCAGCTTTTTAATGCGTTAATCGGTGGCGGTGCAGATGAAACGCTTTCATCTCGAACGTATCGCGGAGCGATTCTCGCAAAGAACCCACGTAAGCGTTGGCGTGTTTTATATAAAATTATCAATGCGATTTTCTTTGATAACAATCACTGTAAAACGGCATACGAAAGCGAAAAAAATCGCAAGCAGTATCCAGAACACTTCAAAACATCTTAAAAAATACACCGCACTTGATGAAAAGTGCGGTGTATATTTCATATTCACAACGGCAACCGTTAGACACAAGCGCACTTTCTTTAAACAATAGATACAATTTTTAACAGATAACAAAAAGGGCGATCTATGTCTGAAGAATATCTACACGGTGTCAAAGTCACAGAAATCAATCAAGCAATTCGCACAATTCAAAGTCTATCAACCGCAGTCATCGGCATGGTTTGCACAGCGAACGATGCAAACAATGAAACATTCCCACTCAACGAACCCGTTTTAATCACAAACGTGGCAGCGGCAATCGGCAAAGCGGGAAAACAAGGCACGCTTTCACGTGCGCTTGACGGCATTTCTGATGTAGTTAACTGTAAAGTGATTGTTGTGCGAGTGCAAGAAAGTGCGCAAGAAGATGAAGAAACAAAAGCAAGCGAAATGAACACGTCAATCATCGGTACAATCACGGAAGAAGGACAGTACACAGGTTTGAAAGCGTTATTGATTGCTAAAAACAAATTCGGTATCAAACCCCGCATTTTGTGCGTGCCGAAATTTGACACAAAAGACGTCGCAACAGAGCTTGCAAGTATCGCTGCAAAACTAAACGCATTTGCTTATATTTCATGTCATGGATGTAAAACAAAAGAACAAGCGGTGCAATATAAACGCAATTTTTCACAGCGTGAAGTGATGTTGATCATGGGTGATTTTTTATCATTCAACGTGCACACGTCAAAAGTTGAAGTAGATTATGCCGTCACTCGTGCAGCGGCAATGCGTGCATATCTTGATAAAGAAATCGGCTGGCACACGTCTATTTCAAATAAAGGCATTAACGGTGTGAGCGGTGTCACACAACCCCTTTATTTTGACATCAATGACAGCTCAACAGATGTGAACTATCTGAACGAACAAGGCATCACTTGTTGCGTGAATCACAACGGCTTTCGATTTTGGGGCTTACGCACAACTGCAGAAGACCCTTTATTTAAATTTGAAGTGTACACACGCACGGCACAAATCTTAAAAGATACCATTGCGGGGGCGTTCGATTGGGCGGTTGATAAAGATATTTCTGTCACGCTAGTGAAAGATATTATTGAAGCAATCAATGCGAAGTGGCGTGATTACACAACAAAAGGCTACTTAATCGGCGGTAAAGCGTGGCTAAATAAAGAGCTTAACAGCGCAACGAATTTAAAAGATGCGAAGTTGTTGATCTCTTATGATTATCACCCCGTGCCGCCGCTCGAACAGCTTGGATTCAATCAGTACATTTCTGATGAATACCTTGTTGATTTCTCAAATCGTTTAGCATCGTAAGGGGTAGAAAATGGCTTTACCACGCAAACTTAAATTGATGAATTTAATTATCGACGGTAATAAATATCTCGGCGAAGTCACGGAAGTGACTCAACCAAAATTAGCAATGAAAGTCGAAGAATACCGTGCGGGCGGTATGATTGGCGCAGTTGATGTGAATCTAGGACTTGAAAAGCTAGAAGCAGAATTCAAGGCCGGAGGTTATATGATTGAGCTACTCAAGAAATTCGGCGGTTCAATTAACGGCACACCACTTCGTTTTTTAGGCTCATATCAGCGTGATGACACTGATGAAGTCACTTCTGTGGAATTAGTGATGCAAGGTCGTTTCACTGAAATTGACAGCGGAAACAGCAAAGTCGGTGATGACACTGAACAAACATTTAAAGTGCCGTTGACGTATTACAAAATCATTTCTGACGGAAAAGATTTAATCGAAATCGATATGTTAAACAGCGTTTTTGTTGTGGACGGTGTCGATAAACTCGCAGAACATCGTGCCGCAATTGGCATTTAATTTAAACGAACACATACACACCACGCCCCAGAAATGGGGCATTTTTCAAAGGTAAAAGATATGACAGAAAAAGAAAAATCAACAATTAAAGTGATTGCGTTATCAGTGCCGCTTATGCGTGGCGAACAAGAAATTAAAGAAATCCAAGTGATGAAACCGACGGTGTTATCACTCAAAGGTTTGAAAATGTTTGACGTGTTGCAAGTTGACGTAAACGCAATGGAAGTATTATTGCCACGCATTACAGTGCCGAAATTGCATAAGTCTGACTTCGCACAAATGGCAGTTGAAGACTTCACTGAACTTGCAACGGCTGCAGTGAGTTTTTTAGGGAAGAACTCGACGGAAGCGGAAGAATCTTAATCGCACAAAGCGTTGAAGATGCAATCGCAGACGTGGCAATCGTGTTTCACTGGCAACCTTTATCATTTGATGATATGACGTTCACAGAATTGATGGAATGGCGAGAGAAAGCACGTCAGCGTGTTGAAGTTGAGAGTTAAAAATTAAAGCAAAGTGCGGTGAGATTTGAAGAAAATTGACCGCACTTTTTGTTTCTTTGGTTTCTTTGAGGCAACAATGAAAGAAATTATTATTTTTTCTATGTATTTTTTCTCAATCTCTAGCATTGCGGGAATGGCAACATTTCTGATGTTTAATAATATCAAAGGTTGGGGCTGGCTTGTTTTTATTCTTTTTATTTTAGTAACAAACAGTTTAAAGGTTAAATAATGCTACAAAACACAGCGCTGGCAATTTTGGGGATGTTCGTTTTTGCACGAAGAACAATTCCATTTCAAACGCTTGAACGCTCGTCAAACTGGCGACACCCGACAAATAGCATCGTGGGCGGTATGCCAAAAACGCAATTCACAGGCAAAGAGAGCGAAACCGTCACAATTAGCGGACGACTCGCCCCCGAAATCACGGGCGGGAGGTTCAGTATTAAAATGCTTGAATTAATGGCAGACAGTGGCGGAAGTTTCCCGCTCATTGACGGTGCTACGTTTGAGCTAGTCGGTTTTTTCGTGATTGAATCAATCAGTGAAAGCAGAAGTGAAATGTTCGGTGACGGTGCGCCACGCGTGATTGATTTCACAATGAATTTAAAACGCACAGATGATCCAATTTTGATTGCACTCGCAGACAAAGTAATGAGTTTATTATGATAATTGATGACTTAATCAACGCAACAAATCACAGAAAGCCCGCATTTAGAATTATCGTTAAAACAAAAGACGATAAGAAAGACATCACACAACTTGTCACTGACCGTTTAATCAATCTGACGTTGACTGATAACAGAGGATTTGAAGCGGATTTATTAGATCTAGAATTAAGCGACCACGACGGCAAACTTGCAATCCCACCACGCAATGCAACAATAGAAATTGCAATAGGCTGGAAAGGTCGTGGATTAATTGAAAAAGGCGAATTTTCAGTAGATGAAATTCAGTTCAGCGGTGCGCCTGATAAATTGAATATTCGGGCCCGTAGTGCAGACTTAAAAAGCACGTTTGAGGGAAAAAAAAAGAGCGGTCATTTCACAAAATCAAACTCGGTGAGCTAGTGAAACAGATTGCTACAGATAACAAGCTGAAAGACATTTGTGCAGACAAATTCAAGTCACAGCTTATCGAACACATCGACCAACAAAACGAAAGCGACATCAATCTATTGAGCAGAATTGCAGAACAATATGATGCAATCGCTACTGTTAAGAACGGTGCATTGCTTTTCATCGAACGTGGCAAAGCAAAAACGGCAAGCGGTAAAGATATACCACAAATCACAATCACAAAGAAAAGCGGTGACAGCTACACGTTTACAATCAATGAAAGTGACAACTACAAAGCCGTGCGGGCATATTGGCACAATCTCGACAACGGCAAGAAAGGCGAAGTGATTATTGATGAAAATACCGACGTGCAACGCGTAAACCGCACAACGAAAAAAGGCAAACAAAGCAAGTTAAAGAAAAACGTACTTGTGCAAACGCAACCGCTAACTAGCGACAGCGAGCAGATTAAAACCCTACGCCATACTTATAAAACGGAAGCAAGCGCAATTCAAGGCGCAAAAGCGGCATTTGACAAAATGAAACGCGGAACGGCATCGTTCAGCTTAACAATGGCATACGGTGAACCTGAATTAATGCCCGAAATGCCAGCAGAATTAAAGGGGTTTAAGACGGAAATTGACAGTAGTGAATGGATTATCACAAGCGTGACACACAACATCACTGATGGCGGTTTTACAAGTGCGGTAGAATTTGAGTTAAAGCCAGACGAGCAAGAAAAGCAGTTGAAGAAAAAAGAGAATTAAAAAAGGGCATTTAGCCCTTTTTCTGTCTTAAAAAATAATCAACAGACCATTCACTCCGCTTGGCTGGAGAATCAACAAGCCCGTTCTCTGTTAGCCAGTTGATATAATCGACGGGATTATATCTAACCACATTCACGCCGTAATCTATCGCTAACGTTGCCGCTAGGATATTATTAAATCGCACTTCTAAAAGCGACATTCCTGTATCCTGCGGTGATTCATAAAAAATCACCACCACCTCTTTTTTATTCTCACCAAAACTAGCAACCTGCTCTAGTATTGTTTTTCTTCTTTCTATTAACTCCTGAACTTCTTCTGCAACATCCTGAGGAATGGTTCTTTCTCCGCTTTCCCAGTAAGACCAAGAGCGTTGACTTACATTACCAATTTGCTTTGCCGCTTCTTCTTGTGAAAGCCCAAGCAGTAATCTCGCGCATTTTAATTCCAATCCGTCCATTTTTCCTCCATAAAAAAAGCCCGCGTTTTGCGGGCTGTTGTATTATTTATCAATTCTAAAATTCTCGACCGCTTTCCAATCTTCTAAAATGACCACCTCTACGAAGTCGAATTTTTTATCGGTCTGTTCTAGCCAGTTTTTGATTTTTTCTTCTGTCCATCTTCCTTTCAGAAAAATAGGTGCCTGTTTTGCGAACTTTCCATTTAAATGATGAGTATTAGCTGGGTGGTTAAAGCAAATAGTGATTTGAGTGCGTTTCATGATGTAATCTCCCAAAGATTTGAGCTGGCCCCTTGCCTTGCCCTATGTGTTTATTATGTTCTAAGATTAGAACAAAGTCAAGTGTTTTTATGTATAAATTTGTGATTTAGCTCACAATTCAGATATTAAAAAAGGGCTAAATGCCCTTTTATTTCTTAATCTGAATTGTGTAAGCTTTTTAATTTCAATCCTGAAAAGTCATAACCATCACTAAGAATTTTAGAATAGAAAACGGGGTCTTCTTCAATCTCAAATTTATTTGCTTCTCTCTCACTGACTGCCCGCCATTCATAATTGTCTCCATCTTTAACAGCAAACTGTCTAAAACTTGGCATTCTCAATGCTTGCTCGTCTGACAAATAGCGGTAGACTTTTTCTTTTAAGTCTTCCGACATGAGAAGACAAGCATGACCGCTAACCTTCTTCTCGCTGTACCACTCAGCAAGTCTTCCAACGACTAAATATTCTGTTGACCATTCAATGCCTGTTTCTTCAATTTCTGATGAATTGTACATAAAAATACCTCTTATTCTATTTTGAAATTAAGGGCTAAATGCCCTTACTCTTAATTACTCGCTCACTGGTTCTTGCCATAATTGCAAGTTTGTTGGCTTTGTAGCCATGTAGATAGCTGTCATTAGTTCTTCTTCATTATCGAAGTCGAACTCATAGACAAATCTGGCTGACTTGTCTAATAAAAAGTTGAACTGCCCTGTTAAATCTTTTACTCGAACAGGGAACTGATGCCCGCTAAAGCGGAAATATTTTAGTTCGAAGATAAGGCTAGTAAATTTACGACCTTTTGGGTCCTCTTCGGAGTAATATTCAAAAGCGTTGATCGCTTCTTTAATCTGCTTTTCACAATCTTCACTGTCTAATTCAGCAGTGATTTTTCTTTCGATTCCGAAGCCGTCAATTGTTGAATAAGCGTTTGTGTTTTTTGGGAAGTGTTGTTCAACAGTCACGTCAAGCGTGACATAGTTTCCGTCAACATTATTGGCGATACAGCAGTATTTAAACTCTTTTTCAAACTCAGCTTGGTTGTAAGCTGGATTTTGTGCCAAAAACTCACCAAATGGCAAGCCATTTACTTTCTCTACGTTTAAATGTTTATCGAATTGTACTGCTAACCCTTCAAATTTACGCTCTGGAATTCTTTTTTCCAAGTCTGCTAAATATTCCATTAAATCGCTGTCTTTTCTCAAGACGACGGCTTGTTTTTGATTTTCTGCGATGAATTTGATAGTTCTCATTTTTTTACTCTCCTTTATTTATTCTATGTGTATATTATATAATATACATTAGAGAATGCAAGCTATTTTTTGTAAAAATCTAACATTTTTTTTTAGCATTTCTGGTCGACTGCAATTTTCAGTCTGACAAAGTGAATCAAATTCATCTAAAATCTCTTTAGATAGCTTTAAATTAATAGACTTATATTTTTTCTTTAGAGTAGGCATTTGCATTTGCTGAAATGTCTTTTTTTCTCTTTTCTGATAATTTTTCGTAACTCATTCTATAATCTCCAGTTCTGATTTTCTTCCGAAAGCTAGTGCTAAATATTGATTTTTCATAATTTGGAATGCTTCTTTATCTTTTTCAATCATGAAAGCGTGTTTGATTTTATGCTCAAGACAAGCAAGTAATGTTGTGCCACTTCCAGCAAACGGATCTAATACGCTTTCAACGTCAAAGCTTCCGATTAGATCGTTTATCATGTTTTGATTCTTTTGATACTTGTACACAAGATCGGTTTTTGGCGCGTGGAAAATACTTGGGAAATACGCTGTTTTCTCATCGCTGTAAGTGTCATAACGTTGCACTCTGCGACGATCAAAAGCGGACTTCACGCCACGTTTTCTGAAATACAAGATATTACTGTGTAGCATATTCGGCATGGCGTAACTACGGCTTTTTTTTGGTGAAATATGACTAACAACCAAATCAAAGCCAAATTCTAGATCTGTATGTTTTACAAATTCCAGCGCTTGGTGCATTGAGCAGATTAATACTAAATGCTTGTAATTGAATTTATCGAATAGTCCAGCTAGCTCTTTACCGCTCATTTCAAATGGCGGATCAGTAAATATCATATCAACGTCTGGAATCTCTACTTTCGAGCTATCGCCATGAATTAGTTTAATCATAGTTTAATCCCTGTTTTTTCTTCATAGATTTTTTTCACTGCACTTTGTGCATCGGCTTTCTTGTTGCTTTGTGCATACTGTAAAAAGTGCGGTAGATAAAAGTTAAATTCATTGAGTTTATAATTGTATTTCTTCATAAACTCGTTGTATTCTCTGCACTTGAGCATTGTTTTTAACTGCTCGCAGAAAGTGTTAAAAAACTCTTTTGTTTTGTTACCGACAAGCGTTTGTGGAAACGACACGTAAACGTCTTGGTATGTTTCATTAAACAAGCGTTCTTTCTCTGCTTTCGCTTCTTGTTCTATGCGTAATTTTTCAGCAATGCGCAATTCTTTGCGATGTTTTTCGATCAGCTTGGCATCATAGAAATATGACTTAATGAAAGGTATTTTTGTGTTAGCCAGTTGTGGCGTTTTAGCGCCACATTCTGGACAATTATCAAGATTCATACTGTATATATGACCGCAGCACTCACAAAAAACAAACGGCTTTCGCATTCTTGCTTTTTCTCCTACATTCTCCCAATTCACTGGATCTGACGGTAAGCCGTGTTTGGCGATATTATAGCCTGTTAAATCAATGATTTTAGCCAATTTACCTTGGCGTGGACGCAACACTCGCCCGCAGACTTGGCGATATAAACCGAAACTGCGGATTTTTCTTTTTAAAATCAGAATATCAGCATCGGGCACATCAAATCCCTCGCTGATCATGTCGACCGCAATTAGTACTTTGATTTTCTTATTCTCAAAGAAGTCAAGAATGCGTTGAATTTCGTATTGTGGAAGTTCGCTATGAATAACTTCAGCAGAAATGCCATGCTTTTGCATAATACTGACTTCTTCATTTGCATTCATAATTCTCGGAACAATAACAATGGCTTGTCTGCCTTTTCCATAATTTAAATAAGCACCGAGAGGCGACATTGCGACGTACAGCTCTTTTTCTTTTTTCTTTTTCTTTATAATTATCCTCTCTATTCTCTAGATACATTAAAGATTCAAAAAAATCTTGTCTATGTTGTCTTTGAATGAGGTCATCAAGAGGAATATCATAGTTCGCACCAGCCATCGCTATATAAGCTTTATACTCAGCAAGATACCCTTCTTCAATTAAGCGTTCAGTGCCGTTTTGTTGGTAACCTTCTGCTTGAACAATTCTGTCAAAAAATCCATTGAATTTTTTGATAAGCGGTAAACCGTCGTTGCGGATTGGCGTTGCAGTAAATCCGATACAGCGACCGCCGACAGTATTTAACATCGTTTCCCACTTGTTATCTTCCGCAAAGTGGTGAGCTTCATCAATCAAGATGATGTACTCTTTTGAGAAGTCAAAATGCAACTTCTCACGCTTGAAATGAGAATTCCAAGTGTCTATTGAAATAAGCACAAGATGAGAACGTGGGGATAGGAAGTGCGAACCATGTTTATTAACATTGTTCGTCGCACAAATGCGCTTTGTCGCATTTGCCGCCATGATTCTGTGCGTTAATCCAAACGCCGCCAGTTTTTCACTGGCTTGTTTTACAAGCACGTTGCGATGACAAACAATCACTACTTGCTTGTAGTGTTCGGCAAGTTTTGCAATGATGGGGGTTTTGCCTGCACCAGTATCTAACTGCACTAAGTCATTAGTACAGCTAGAAATTAATTGTTTGAATATACTTTGTTGATAGCCACGCAGTTTCATTTTTATCTTCTCGGTGGTAAGACGTGTTTGTACTTCTCGATCCAATAGCTTGCTTTTTCAGATTTTAAGCCACGCCCTAGCTCTTTTTCGCTCATTGTTTCCAAGCAACGTTTGCGAATACGCTCTGCCCATTCAACTTGCTTTGGTGTACCTTTTAATACTGGCAAGCCTAGAATTTGGGCTGTTTCTGCTGTTTTTTTCTGCTTGTTCAACTAAAACAGAGTTTTCCAAAGCTTCAACTTCTTTTGCAAGCTCTTCGTTCGCAATTTCAAGATTACGAATTGCTTTCAATACCTTGAAGTTAGAAATGCTTTCTAAACAGCTCACTAATTCTTCAACTTTATCGAACAACCAATCAATTTGTTGTTGCGTATTCATTTCTTCAAATCCTTTTTGAAATTCATAGACAATTCCAGCTGTTTTTCTAGAAATGCCGTACAAAGCATATTCTCTGATATTGAACTCGCAAGAGTATGCCTTGGCTAATACAGATACTTGAGTTAATTCTTTAACTTCCTCTGCACGCAACTCATTTCTTTTGCTTGAGTTTAAGAGAATGCAAGCTAGCACAGCTAGCAAATGATCTCTCCCAATAAACTTGTCAGTATTCATCACTTGTGCCAATTTTTTCTTTTTGTTGCTAGAGTTAAGCTTGCCATTTTTTTAATCTCCTGTATTTCGTTTTGTGTGTATATTATATAATATACATTGAAGAACGCAAGTGTTTTTCTAGAAAAAATATAAAAAAAGCACTCTTTTTTTAGAGTGCTTTCTAGTAGAAAATTATTCGGGTATTTCCCCAGTTTCTATCATTTCTAGGAATTCAATTTCAGAAAGAAAGGTTGCATCAACTTCTTGTGCTTGCTCCATTATCTTATGTTGAATTTTAGGACCGATAACTAAGAATTTAAGGTTTTGAGTAACAGAAGAACAAACAGTAAAACCGCTATCAATCGCTTTTTGTTCAAGCATTTCTTTGTTTTCTTTTTCAAATCCCGCAAAGCATACTTCAAGATTAAGCGATGATATTACTTTGGGTTTAGACGTTGATAACACAGTAGAATTGTATAGTTCAAGCCACTCATCAACGTTATAACGTTGTCCGTTCATTACAATATCACCAACAATGCGATCTGCGCGAAATGTTCGGTTATCATTTTGTTTATGGCAAAAACCTTTAATATAGACATCATCAACATACATCACATCAACTGTGCGTGTAGTAAAATTCCCTTCTGCATCAGTATAAGAAAAACTGATGGTACTTAGTGATTTAATATCTTGCGTAGATTCAAAATCTTTATTCTGACGTTTACGAAAGAAAAGCCAAATAACTCCCACAACAAGTGCAAGACCGCCTGCCTCATCGCCCATTGATGACGATATTGCACCGACAATAATCAATAAAATAAATATTTGAACAAATAAAACAAGACAACCGGAAAATCCTTTTTTCATGAGAACTCCTTTTATAACATTTTCGGTTTTATCGGCAGTGTGCAAATAAACTGCGCCCGCACGACTGCAGTGCTGAATAATTCTTCGGTAATATCAAACGGTGGGTAAAGTGGATTATCTGATAATGCACGAATGACACCGCTCGGTATGCGCTGCAAACGTTTGATGTATGTATCGCCGTTTAAATCAAACACATAAATGCCCTCGCCCACGTATGAATTTATTTTCACGTCAACAAAGCCCACATCACCTTTATTGATTGTCGGTGCCATGCTATCAGTTGGAATATTTATCAAGTAAATGCCTTCTGATGTTCTTCTACCAATAATTTCAAGTAAGCCCATTTCTGAAAAGTAAATCGATCTAATAATGTCAGGGTAATCTTCATTACTGAAACCGTTATAACCCGCAATGGCTGAAACGGACAAGTGATCTACTTTCACTTTATGTTCTGCGTTCGGTTCACTGACAATAAGCGATGTATCTCGCGAACCCTCACCCGTTTTTAACCAGTGAGCATCAACACCGAGTGCAGTGGCTATTTCTAAAATTTTTGTAGGATTTCTAGTTTCGCCACTTAATATTTTATATACAGAAGGTTGTTTTATCCCAATGCGTCTTGCTAATTCTGCTTGAGATATCCCTTTTTCTTCCATTAAAGAAAGTAAAACGTGCTGATAATTTATTCATAATTTTCTCCTTATTAAATTCTATACCTAAAGTTATAGCAAATAAACTTTCATTTAGCTATTGACTTGTTATAGTTTAAGCTATAACCTATAACCAAAACTAAATCCAAAGCTAAAGCTAATGCGGGAAATTGATATATGAATAGATCTATAAATAAAGCAATAGCATTGCTAGGGGGGCAATCAGCATTGGCCCGAGCGTGCGGAGTAAGTCAACCGACGGTAAATAAATGGGTGAACGGCGGAAATATGGACGTGAAACATATTGTTTCAATCATTAAAGCCACAGACGGCAGAGTAACAGCCGAAGAAATTCGCCCTGATGTTGATTGGGCAGTGATTAAAGGCGTGAATTAGTGAAAGGTGTGTGTATGTGTCAGTGTAAAAAATGTCAAAAACAAAACCCCCGACAATGCGGGGCTTATCAAAATTAAAAGCGTGGTTGTTAGTCCTGTTGTTGATTTTGTGGAAAGAACATCTCAACAACCTCACCGAATTCGTCAAGCATGTCAGCGTTGTGGTCGGCTAGCTTTGCTAGATGTGTCAACGCATTTTTGCGTATCTTGTCGCTTAAAGCAGCATCTTGCTCACCAAGAACAAGTAAAAGCGTATTTAAAATCACTTGCGTTGCCGTCAGTTGATAATCTTGACGAATTAGCAATTGCGACAAGTCAAAGTACTGTTCTTCAAGAATTGCAAGGCGTTCTTCAATCGTTAACTCGTCATCACGAGCGTTTTATATCATTTTCATTTAAGTTCATCTGCGGGTTTTCCAGAGGTTATTCAAAAAGGTGAGCAATATATTAAAGCATTAAATGGATTGATCAACTCATTAGAAAAACAAGAGGTGAAGTAATGGCACAAGTGGATATTCGTTGCCCGAAATGTGGTTCATCTAATTTGAAAGTGCGCACATCAGAAAGAATGACAATGCACAGTTCAAAAACATTGTTGTTCTGTCATAACTGCAATGCTTGCAAGATTGAAGTGATGAGTGAAATCACACAAGTGGCAATTGCCAATTATGAGATCAACGAAGATGCCATGAGAGTGAATAAACCATTAGATCAGACAGATACACGTCAAATCGAAATCGAAACCGAAACATAAACATCATTAATTTTCATTCATAAACCAGTCACCGTTTTTTTTCAAAAATAAAAAACGGTGGGATTTTTTTCAACCTAAATTTGAGGAATTGCACAATGATTAAGCAAAAAAAGAAATCAGAAAGTGACAGAGAAAAAATAAGCAAAGAGTAAATGTTTTCAAGCTACAACAACGTGTTGAGAGTTTAGAAAAGCAGTTAGCACTACAACTTCGCATCAACGCAAATCAAGTGAGTTTCAACGATATGCGCATACTCAATGAAGCAGTGGCTTATGAAAATATCAGCGAGTTAAAGAGCGACGTGATTGCGTTAAAACAAAACATTGTGAAACGTGCAATCAATCGTTTTTGGGCGTTTTTGGGTAAGTAAAAAAGAGAAAAGGGGGCAAATATGGCTTTCACCGATTTTCCAGTATTTGACAAAACAAGTTCAGAAGTCAACGAACAAGGCATTGCAGAAGTACGGGCGAAAATGCATTGGGAAACTAACCCAGCCGTGCGCCAATTCAATAAATTCTATCGCGAGAACCAATCGACATTTATTGAGGTTTCAAAACGTCTAGGGTGGGAAGTCAAAGACAGTCTTGAGAAATATAGTCTTGAAGAACGCATTGAGATTGCAGAAACCATTCGTTTATTAAAGCCGTTTATTGCCGCCTTTTCTATTCCCGTGAAAATACAAGATTTTAAAAATGCCGAGGTGAAGAATGTTAGTCATCAATAAGAAATTAACGGCGCAAGGCATTGCGTTAGTTGCACAGTTGCACAGCGAGCAATCACGCGCTTATACAACCCTTTGTGAGCAATATTATCACGCATTAGAAAAGGGCGATATTGAGAAAGCAAAAGCGGTTTATCAACAAATGTTGGAGCAACATCAAAAACTTTTTAAGAGTTGGTTTGAAATGAAAACAGGGGAATATCAATGGAATTAGAAGGCGTGGTAAGAGTGCTTTTTATTAGCGCGTTAGTGTTGGGAATTGTTTATGTGATGTATGTGATTGAGAAAATGGGAGAGTAAAAGCATGAATATGGACAACATGGTGATCAGCTTAGATTGTGGCGCAGAAGTGATTATTCAGCATAAAGATAACAAATATCAGTTATTTGAAGTGTTGGAATATATTGAAAATCACGACACACCGTGGAGCAAAGGGATGTCAATTAGACCGATTGGCGAAGAACACAAAGATATTAATCAGGCGTTGGGCGAATTGCTTTATTTTGCACTGAACGAATACGAAACGCTTGCATTAAATGAAATGAGTGAAGTCGTGAAAGCAACAATGAACAAGATTGAAGAATGGTTCAAGTTGCATAGTGAATATTTAGCAACGTTATAGAAAAGGAGAATGAAAATGAGCAAATTTGATTTAGCAAGAGCGTTAGCGGGGGAGCCCGTGCGTTTGCGTAATGGTAAAAAAGCATTTGTTGCTCACCGTTTACCAGAGGGCGTGATTAACCGTGTTAGTGAAGAAGGTTGTGTGCATGACTTTGCGTTGCTTGGCTACACAGTGCAAATGATGTATTCGGATGAAGGTCGTCGGCTTGGTTATCGTTTTAGTTTTGAAAAAGCTTGGAAGATAGATGGACGTGAACTCTCTGATGGAAATATTGGTGATGAAGATATTGTAGCAATGTGGAATGACAATATCGTAAAAGTTGAGTTACCTAGACCGCTAGAGACAGCAGAGGTTGGTCAGATGGTTTGGTACGTTAGTGGTGAGCGTATTGATTGGCTAATTTATCAAGCAAACATAAATGAAGCGTTAATGCTTGAAGACGCCCGCTTTTTTGCAACATCGAACGATGCTTACGCGTGGGTAGACTTAGCAAGACGTGTGCGAGAGATGTAATGTTTGATGCCGTGTTAGACAACATTAACTGGATAGCCGATCCAGTTAAACCAGTGGTGAAAGTTGAAGAAACGAAGAAAGAGCCGTTTTTTCAACGTTCGCCAATGGTAAAAGCATCAAGATCACTTGACGGTATGACACCTCATCAGATTGAGTTATTCAATTTTGATGAGTTGTCATTCCCGCACGTGAACAAATATATAGCCGGTTTGCCGGATTATTTAACGAAATATTTTGTTAAACGTTACATTCGCACATTCAAAGCCAAAAGCCGTCGTGATGCGAATTTGTGGATTCGAGAAGTCATGGATAACGGGATTTTGGCGCGCGTTGAGGGCGTGATGAATCGTTACCCGATCTCAAAAATTATCAATAAAGATGACGGCACAATTTATACATTTAATCAATTTGAGGGTGGCAAACTCAAAAGAAAAATAGTGGGTTTAGATGAATTTTCTATTAATGATGTAGAGAATTTTTCCAAGTCTATTGCTGCAGATATCGAAGAATTAATCATGCAGTTTGAAGAAAAGTACATCAAAACAGAAGTGCAGAACGCGAGAACAGAAGAAGAAATTGACCGAATTTTTTACCGCACTTTATCAAAAAATGGCGTATTACACACAGTTAAAAGGGGTAACACCGCCGTTCTATCATCAATTCAAAGAAGGCTTGCTTGACGAAAACAGAATGAACATCGCAATGGAAAAGATGCGTTGTGAAAAATGGTGGTTTCGTCAGCTTTCGACTATTCGCTCGCGTATTCGTGAGCATTTACATATTGCCGTTGGTGCAGTGCAGAAAAAAGCAAGCCCGTATGCGAGCCGTGAGGCAATCGCAGAATGGCGTTTGCAAAAGCGAAAAAATACGCAGTACATCAAACAAATGGCGTTAGTGAATGAAGACGATGACGAGGAAATCATCGGACTTGATGAGATGTTTTACAAAACAGTTTCTAATCCTGCGGTGCGCCGTGCGGAACTAATGGTGCGTATGCGTGGCTTTGAAGAAGTCGCAAAACATCTTAACTATGCGGGCGAGTTCTACACATTAACCGCCCCATCTTCTTATCATGCGTGCATTCGCACGGTGGTTTTGTAAAAAACTGGAATTTCTCAAGCCCAGCCGACACGCAAAAATATTTGTGTTCAGTATTCGCAAAAATTCGTGCAAGTTTGAAACGTCAAGGCATTAACCCGTTCGGCTTTCGTGTTGTTGAACCGCACCACGACGGCACACCTCACTGGCACTTGTTGCTATTTGTTGAACAAGACAAAGTAAAACGCAATGCGTGAAACATTTAGACGTTACGCATTGGAAGAAGATGGGGACGAAAAAAGGCGCAGATGAACACCGCTTTACAGCGAAAGCAATCGACTGGGAGAAAGGCTCGGCAACAGGCTACATTGCGAAATACATTGCGAAAAACATCGACGGCTATGCGTGTGATGAAGACGTGGATTTAGAAACGGGTGAGAAGTTAAAAGACATGAGCCGAAATGTATCGGCGTGGGCGAGAAAGTGGCGCATTAGACAATTCCAACAAATTGGCGGTTCACCAGTGACCGTCTGGCGTGAGCTACGTCGCAAACGCGGTGGCGAAGTTGTCGGCGATGAACAATTAACCAAACTTGTTGAAGCGGCAGACCGTGGCGATTGGGCTGAATATACCTTATTGCAAGGAGCGGGAATGCCGACAGTAAAACGTGATGACTTGCTGGCCCGCACATCATACGAAGACAGAAAGCCGAATCAATATGGTGAAGTAAGTAAAAAAATCATCGGTTTCTTTAATCAGAAAGCAATTGAGTTCAAAACTATTTTAACAAGAACAACGGTTTGGAAATTGGTGAAGAAAGCCGTTGTTGAGGGTGCTTTAAAAAATAGCGGTCGCAGACCGCCTTGGAGTTCTGTCAATAACTGTACGGAGAGGGAAATCAGCGCAGATGAGTTTTCGCCGGATTATCAGCAGTCACAACTCGAAAAAGGCGAATTATTAACCGCAATTGCGAAACGCAAAACGTGGTTAGAGAAAAACAACATTGTTTTAACCCCACAGGACCAGATGATTTTATTAATTGGTGGCAAAGTGCGGTTAAAAACTGACGAGCTTTTAATGTTTAAACATGGCGCATTGATTAAAACTGGCGTGATGAAGTGGGAGGCGTGATGAATAAAGAAACGGTGAAGTTAGAAATTTACGCGGGAACAGTTGAAGAAAGTTTGTGGGCGGTGCAGTTTTTGCTTTTTTTTACGACAAAGAAAAGTGGGAGGAAATGACGAAAAATCAACAGATAATTCAGATTGAGAAAGAAGTCGCAAAGTGTGTGAGCGTTGAGCAAGCAATGATTGAGAATGGTCCTGACTTTTACCGCTTTGAAGTCGTTGCAGAAGTCGGGAATCAGAAGAAATCAGTGAAATATGACGTGTTGAAAAAATTATACAGTCGGCTTTATGCGTGGCAGAAAAAAGAGTTGATGATGATTTATGCAAACACGTTGATTGATTGGGACTTGAAGTGGGTGAATTGAGAAATGAAAATGCAACAGACAATAACAAATGAACAACTCTTTGAGAAATTGGCAGAACTTCAATCATTGCTCGCAAAGCAACAGATTAACGAAAACAGCCGTGAATTGTGGTCTGTAAATGATATTGCAAAATACTTCGACTATTCAGACAGACATGTGAGAGGTGCAATTATTTGTGATCCAAAATTCCCAAAGCCCGTGCGGGTGCCGTCACAACGTGACATCAACAAACCTACCACTGATGCCCGCTGGTTTGCGGGGGAAGTGGTGAAGTATGCGGAAAGAAGAAAGGTTTAACTCAACAAAAGGAAAAATACTATGAATGAAAAAGTAACTAAATATTTCGCAGTAAATGTTTATGATGAAAACAGTATTTCATTTCACAAAACTGAAGAAGAAGCTAAAAAAGCGTGCTTGAACGGTGCGGAAGAATTGTACGATCATGCAACATATAATGACGATATTTCCCTCTATACTGAACAGGAACATAATGCAGTTTACGGTGTTGTTCTTGGTAAAGCTGAATCTAAAACTAGAGAGCTAAGCGAAGAAGAGAAGCAATCTTCTTGGTATTCTGAATATGATTATCTTATTGAGCATCCAAAGATTGTTGAATTTCCACAAGGAAAGAAGTAATGTTTTTGTTCAAAGAAAATAGATTTTGAATTAACCCAACAAATCAACAACTTCTTCTATATTCGGGGCATAGTATGTATTAAGTAAAATCTTAATATCACGATGCCCTGAAATTTTAGCTAACGTCATCACATCAACTTTTTTTTGCTAATCTAGATAAAGCTTCTCTGCGTGTATCATGAAAGTGAAGATTGGCATCATCAAGCGCAGCAAGTTCTTTTTAATGTTCTAAAATTTTTTGTCTAACGTATCCGATGACATTCTGAATACACGTGAATCATAATCTGATTTGACTAAAAACAAATGATTTAAGATCTTCATTGCTAAACTAGACAGCGGAACAGTACGAGAGTGTGAGTTTTTAGAATCGGGAATAAATAATGTTCTTTTTTCAAAGTTGATATTTTCCCACGTCGTTTTGCATATTTCCCCCGCACGCATTGCGGTTTCAATTGCAAATAACATTGCCGCACCAGTTCTTGAACGTGAAGTATTGGGCAGATAATTGAAGTCATATTTTGAAACATAAACAAGCCTTTCAATTTCTTCATCAGTGTAACGTCGCGTTCTATCTTGCCCGCGTTCAGGTCGGTCGATTAATTTAATTGGGTTTCTGTTTATATATTTCCATTTCATCGCATAAGTGATGACGTTTGATAAGATATTGAATTCACGTAAGACACTGCTTGATTGCACCGTTTTTAGTCGTTGTTCAATAAGTTGATTAAAATCATCTTCACAGAGATCAATTAAACTTTTTTTGCCTATCTCCATTTCTTTAAACATATTCAATCGTGATTTTTCAGAGCGAGAGCCTTTTTTGGTGGGCGTAATCTCTTTAATATATCTATCAATCACAGCTGAAAAAGGAATGTCAGGAACATCAGTGAATGTGCCGTTTGCAATTTCTGTTTCAAGTTGCATGGCCCACATTTGTGCGGCTGCTTTCGTTTTAAAGTTTTGTGATTTTGAAATGCCCGATTTGCGAACTTGACAACGCCAACCCGATTTTATTTTTGTATAAGTAGCCAT